GTGATATTTAATTCAAAGATAATTTATTGAGAAGATTCTTGGCTTAGTCTTTTATTCAAAGCCTTGGCAGAACCCATTTTTCTAACGTCGCCAGCAAATAAGTATAATTCGAAAGCGGATTTTTCAGATAATACCTTGATATATCGTTTTTGCAAATGAAAGGGTGAATCTAGATATTGATCCATCCAAACTAAAACTTGCGGTCCTATTGTTAGATCTTTTGGAAGTTCTATTTTATAAGTTTTAATTTCTGATTTAGTTTCTACAAACTCTAGACACTGATCAGTCATTCGTAGTCCACCGACATCTTTACCTCGAGTACTTAACCACCAAACAGCACGAAATTTTTTAACGTATTCAGCATCATGCGGTTGTCCCGCAGCTTTGAGGAATACCGAAGTATAGGTATCCTTACGGTCCATAGCTTACTCTATCTTTTCACCTTGACTGAGTTTATAAACTGCAAAGTCTTGAGTCTTGAAAAGTCGATTAAGTTTTTTTGCAAGATTGTGTGCATGGCCGGGATTGCTAAATGAAACCTTCTTGTATTTAGGACCGGGATAGCTGGCCACTAGACTACCACTCTTTAGATTGAATGGCTCACCTTTATAAAACACAGCCCAGATGGCATCGCTTTCAAGAATCTGTTCAATCTTAAAAGTGTCCTTATTGGCATGTTCAAGTATAACTTTGGGTTTTGGTCTGCTCATTAATACGTGTTTCCTAATTAACCACGTATATATTTATCAAGAACCGAACCCACCTCCATCGAACTTAACGTCAATTTTAGTGGTTGATTCTCGTATTTCCGCCAGCATAGCATGTATTTCTTGAACTGTGCGACCTAACTTGGACGTCAATACTGCTAATTCAGCAGTTAAGTCTTTGGCTTCTTGTATTGATATTCTAATGTCTTTTTGTTGACTACGTTCAGCGGCAGCAACTCTAGCCAGCAATTTTTCTACGCTAGGTAGATTTGTGGGCAAATTATTTTGAGACATTTGCCAGCACCTGCCGCATTTCTAGTTCAGTTCTAAAGGGACCTTGATAACCGTATCTTTGAAGAGTAATCAACTTAGGACAAAAACTCTTTACCCATCCTTTATCAAATTTGATTACATAGTAGCCTGCACAATACAAACTTTTTGAATCACTGCTTTTTGTAAACAGGGGTAATTTACGTTTAATGTCAAACATGGCGTTGTGTGGCTCAGTACTTGTTGAGTAGCCATGAACTTCATTTGGCAGTGCATTGTCTGCTTCTTTAAGAATTTTTGCAACAAAGAAGTCTTTGCCAAATTGTCGAGTAAGACTTTCTTTGGTATCGTAGATTTTAATTCCCAATTCGTTGCTGAGAACAAATCGATTGTCTTCATTTTTTCTTAGAGTGGCAAATTTTGTACCATCCTTTTCAACAATCCAGAATTTGTTTTCAATAATTGGTTTTGCGTGTAGGTCTGTCATAGCGTGTATCTCGCATTAAGTGGTTCGGCATAGGCCTGTGCCTGATCAGCAATCTTTTTAAGATCATAAAGATTGCAAAATTTCATCAATCTAATCCCAACCTGGCTGACATTTTTATTTGCCTGAGTTGCTGTTGTAATAGTTTCAAACATGATCTGTCTAATGTCTTCTGGTTGAGCAGTCAGGTCAATCAAATGACGATTGCGTTCGTAGTCATCTAACACACGATGTTCTTGACCGTTGTGGTCGGACCAACGCTGAAGCATCATATTGTTCCACGCATATCCTTTTGAGTCTCTATCACTGTAGGCCTCACGGAGACCAACCTTATTCTTTGTGCCTTTTTCACGTACTCCCGGATATGCAGAGAATACATTGTCTGAGGTATCGCCTCGCATACACTTCTCAAAGAGTAGCCATTGTGGATCGGGCGCAACTTTTGCTTCGTTAGTTTTTTTATCAATAACGGATAAACCTTTTTTATCAAAGTAGCCTTGGTGTGTGATTGTTGTTTCTGTGACGCCATTATATTGTTTTACATTGGGTGCAATTAGTTGTACAAAATCTGTATCTGTCGAAATGATCACATGGTTGTCGCTAGGATGACTCTGTATCCAACCCGCAATTAAATCATCAGCTTCGAGTCTAGGATGTTGTAATACTGTGCAATTGGTCTTTTCAGTGACAAAATCTTTAAATGTATCAAATGCTTCCCAAAACACACGTTCTTCTTCTGCTTCACGTTCTGTATGTGCTGCACGAGCTGCCGTACGTTGTGCCTTGTAGGGCTTGTAAAAATCTTTACGCCAGCTACGACCTTCTAAGAAGAATACCACATGGCTACCTTCAAAGTCCTGCCATGCTTTCTTAATTGAATTAAGAGTAATATGAAACGCCATGCCTAACTTAATGTCAGCATCACCGTTGATAACGTGCCGGGCACGAAAGAAAGTGTTTGCAGTATCAACTAAAATATATGTCATAGGTTATTTTTTCTAACAGAATTAATATCAATAACGCCAGTGTTAACAGCGCCTCCAAAGTCACCATCGACTACTACATTGGCACACAGTTCACGGAACCAACGATCTACAATTTCTTCCTCTTTGTCACCGTCGAAACCATAACCCTCTTGCTTTAATTTTAACACAAACTGCTCATTCCAGTCAAGCTCAAAAAAGCCGTTGCGCACATTTTCTTTATTGACGTGAGTGTTAAGAACACCTACCCAGGGTTCTTTTAATTTGGTAGCACGATCTTTTGGTGATAGTTTAGCAGTTTCTTCTGCTTCTTTTGCACGTTCAGCAGCCGCAACTGCATCTTTTGCAATCTTTGTTGACTCTTCTGCTAACTGTACTGCTGCCGCAGTTTCAGCTTTTATCTTGTCAATACCAAACATGCGTTCTAGAAGTTTTTTCATTAGGTTCCCCACTCGTTCTTAAACAACGGCACCTGTAATCTATCACTATAACGCAATCCGTTTTTCATTGCTAGTTCTGCCACACGACGATTATTTAATGCGTAGACACTTTCAACCCCACCCACAGGCATGAGATATACCGGGCCAGCAAATCCTTCGGCTCTATAGATGTCTGCAGCCTCCAGTGCTTCCTCGGCATCTTCTTCTGTTGCAACTACAAATTTTAGATAGGTATAACCAACTTCTTCATACTCACAGACTATGTCAGGTCGGATAGCTTCATTCGGACTTTCACCACTGCAACTTAATTTAGCACTTACACTAAATGTAACTTCTCTCTGAAGTTTAATATTTTCTTGTCTCCACAGATTAAGATATCCTTTAAAATGAGGTGTGAGTTTTTGAGTACCGTTTGTTTCAAATGTAATCTCTTTCAATCGCAGCATCTTATTATGATTAAGTAAGTCTGGATAAGCCTTCTGCCAACCCAACAAAGGCTCACCACCTGTGATGACCAAGTGCTCATCTTCCCAACGCTTATAGGGCAATATTTCCATAATGCGTTCTGCAATAGCATCAGTTGTTAGCATAGGTGAAAGATCTTTGAATCTAGGATCCCACGATGCATAGCTATCACAGCCCGTGCTCACTAACGGAAGTTCGTTATAGGTTGTAAATTCTGTGATACGTTGTGCTATGGCTTCTACTTCTACGCTGGACTCACCCCTTGCCATACCAAAACCCGCACATTTAAAGTTACAACCAAATGTACGCAAGAATACAGAAGGCACACCCATAAAGCGTCCTTCACCCTGTATGCTGTAGAACAGCTCTGCTATTTTAATTTTGCTCATAGTATATTATACACTCTTTTCACCAGTTGTGTCAACCTTTTTGAGTAGCCAGCTACCATCTTTTTGATCAATCCAATTGAGTGTGTCGCCCTCTTTCCAACCGGCCTGTTCCAACAGATCTGGCGGAAAAGTTAATATGGCATCGCCACTACCATCGTTAGCTTCTTCTACATTAAGTGTCCAGCTTTTCAATTTCAACTCCTAATTAAATTGTATTCTCATGTTTCCGATCTAAATATCTACGCTTACGACATTCTTCTCTTACGTCGATAGGAATATCAGGATGCCATTCAGATAGACTGCAATCATATATTTTGTATTCCGGTACAGTGATTTGAGACAATATTAAAATCCAAATCACACAAGCAACAATAAATCCAATGACGTATTTGATCATATTCTATCGCTTAACAATATTTTGCACATCATTGCATCGTGTGCGTTATGAAATTTAAATGTCATCTGATCTGTCGCTGGATGACTGGTGTATCGATCGCCTGGCAGGCCAAAGTGTTCTAATACCATCACACAGGTTTCATTCCACCAAAAACCAGTTTGTTCTTGTT